GAAGCCCCTCACCGCCATGAGCACACGGTGAGGGGCTTCGCCGGATCCACCCAGCGTCAGGAGTCCATGAGACCTCTAACGCGAGAAGCATAGCCTATGGCTATAGGTGGTGCCAAGGCCGACGGTCAGAATCGGGTGATCGGGCTGGAGTCCTTCGAGCCCGAGCCGGGCAGCGTCCCGTCAGCCAGAGGCTTCGTCGAGGTGCCCAGAGGCTCCGGTGAGCGTCCGCATCCACATCCCATGATTGTGATCCTTTCGTTAGATGGTTCCCAGGCGGCGAGCCATCGCGGCCGCCTTCGCCAGTGTACCGGCGCGCTCGACGCGGGCGCGCATCTTGTCGGCGGCGGAGGCTCGCGCGAGGTCCTTGCGGCGCTCGGTCTCGGCCAGCTTCTTGAGGTACGAGATGTCGCCGAGGGATAGGCCGTTCGCGCCGATAGGGCCGTTCGAGGGGTGCGAGGCGCGGGCGGCGGAGTCGTCGTGAGCCACGACACCGGAGGCCATCAGGGACTTGACCTCACCAGAGGCGAGGAGGCCTCTTGGGCGGGGGATGGGAAAGCCGGGAACGTTGACGGCCAGCGCTCCGACCAGCTCCAGGGAGCCTCGGATGGTGCGCCAATCCCCCGAGATCGGGGCGGAGCGGGCCACACGGACCTGATCCGGGGTGATTCCTGCGCGCAGGGAGCCCGCTACCCAGATGCCGTAGGCGTCCTCGCCGGCCGCGACGTCGGCGAAGACGAGGCCAGTGTTGTCGTAGTGGGCGGCGGCCCGGTTGGCGGAGTCGTGGGCCCCGGCGTGGCTGGTGTCCATTGTGAGATGCCCCACAGCCACGGACGTGCCTTCGGCGGTCTGGAGGGCGCCGGTGCGGAAGTAGGCGTAGTTCGACGGCGAGGTGGGAGGCTCGACGCACTTCCCGATCTGCCCGATGTGGCAGGTGCCCCAGGCGGCGATGTGGCCGTAGACGCGGCCATCGTCCTCGATCACGAGGGCGGTGGGGCCGGTCAGGGCGGGGTCCTTGAACCAGGCCTCCGGCGGGGCGGTCGGGATGGCGGCGGCGGTGAGCGCGTCGCGCGAGCTCGTGGGGCGGGCATCCTCTGAGCTCGACGGTTTTGCGTCAGAATCGACGTTTTCGTCTAGCTCAGCAGGTGACGAGGTGCTGGAGATCTGCTCAGCGGCGTAGATGCGGGCCGAGGCGAAGGCGGGGACGGCGACGAGAGTGGCCGCGCGCAGGCGGGCCGACTCGATGACGGTGACCTCGTCCGAGGAGGACATGGAGGCGACCTTGATGCGCCCCTCGGAGTCGGTCTCGGGCTCGTCCGGAGCCTCGTCGGGGCTGTCGGGGTCGGGGTCCGAGTCTTCAGGCAGGTCCGCCTTGGCCATGATGCGGAAGGCGACGTCATCGGTGTCGATGGAGATGCCGTTGGACATCTGCTCTGATACCTGGCGGTAGGCCTCCGTCCCGACGGCGCTGCCGAGGTCGAAGGTGCCGGTGGCGTAGATGTCACCGCCGTCGCGGCGCTCGACGGTCTCGATGCGGCCGCACACCTCAGCCCCGTCGTGGCCTCCAACGTCCTTGAAGGCGACGCGCAGCGGGATGGGGAGGTCGTCCCAGCGCAGGGCGCCGTCCTCGATGAGGCGGCCGTCGCCGGTCTGCTCGCCCTCGCGAGCGATGACGCCCTCCCAGCGGCCGGAGGGCTCGGCGGAGGCAGGCTCGCCGGTAGGCGGCAGCTCGGAGAACTCGCCCAGCCTGCGGGCCGTGTCCTCGATGCTCAGTCTCATGGCTGTCCTTTCAATGTCAGAGCGGGTTGCGAACCTCAGCCTAGCCTGGCCGGGGCGCATTCGCGAATCGGTGGGGATGAGGATGCAGCGGCAGTTGATCGTCTCCTCGGGCGGGCCTGCGGGGTCGCCGGGGTAGGCGAGGAGAGACTTGCCGATGTGGAAGGGGTGGCCGAGCTCCTGAACCTGGCCGTCTGCCTCGACGTGCGTGGGACGCACGCGGTGGTCATGCACGGTCATCCAGCGCAGGCCGCCGCGCCTGCGCGCCAGGTCCGAGGTGGCCATGCGGTGGGCGGCGTTGGAGGTGGCCGCGGTGCGGGCAAGAGTTCGCAGGCGTGCTGCGTAGGAGTTTGCAGACTCGTCCTTGCGGCGCGAGGTACCGAGCAGCCGGCCGAGCTCGATCTTCGTCTTCCGCTCTCCCCAGCCCTCGGCGATGGAGCGCTTGAGCAGGTCGCGCACGTCGGAGTAGACGGCCCGAGGCAGGCCGGACTCCTCCAAGATGCGCTGGACGGTCGCGTACTGAGGCAGTCGGCGGCCCCGCTTCGGGTCGGTCACCAGGTCTCGGACGGCGCGCTGCCAGGCGGCGCGTACCGACGTCCACGCGAAGGGGTTGGGGAGGTTGTCCAGGTTGGGCGAGGACGAGTTTGATGCCGACGCCAGCAGGATCGGCGCGTCAAGTGCGTCGGTGGCCTGACGTCTGACGTCTGCCAGGAACCGGTCCAGCACGGCGAGGGCGGGGTCTAGGTAGGACTCCTCCAGGGCGTCACGCCAGGCTGAGACGGCCTCAGGGGCCGCCCACGAGGACGGCCCCTGAGTCAGCAGATCATCCTCAGCCTCCGCCACGGGGGTTTGGGGCGGGGGTGGCGGTGGGGTAGGTGATGTGCTTTGTGTCACTTGATCTCCTCCAGGGAGGCTCTGTTGAGGGCGGGGGTGCGGATGACGGCGTTCTCCGGCAGGACGTAGCGCAGGGACGTCACGAGGCGGGCCAGGGTGTGCGGCGCGCCGTGAGTGGCGAGCTGGGAGACGTAGGCGTCCAGGAGGGTGACGACCCGCCCGGAGTCAACGCCCGGGCAGCCGTGGTTGTCCAGGAGGGCGGGCACGACGTCCCACGCGCCCTTGGTGGCCTTGCCGACGGTGATGATGTCGGTGGGCCACAGGGTGTGGGCCTCGTGGAACGGCCTGCCTTTGAGCTCGTTGAACCGAGCGCGGTTGGAGCGCACGATCCGCTTGCCGACCGCCTCCAGGGCCTTGACGACCAGGACGTCCACGACGGCCACGAGAGCCGTGGCGTCAACGTCCTTGCCGTGAGCGGTCAGGCGCACGTCCGGGTTGCGGTGGGTCGGGGCGGTGGTGGCGTAGGTGGCGGCGCGGTAGGCGTATGCGGTGGCGCGGTAGGCGTATGCGGCGTCGGCGGTGGGTGGTGTCATGCTCATGCTCCTGTTGGGGGTGTGGTCGGCGACTCCGGATGAGCGCCGTTCTCCGAGGATACCGGTTGATCGGAGATCGGCAAGCGGCCGGGAGAGGTGTCCCCGGCCGGTCTGCCGGGGGAGCCTCCGTTCGACGGCAGCGACCCGCCCTGGGCGGCTGCGGCGGGGGTCAGGGAGGGGTCGGGGGCCGAGTAGTCGCCGCGGTAGACCTTCAGCACCTCGTCAGTGATGGGGCCCAGCCCCGGCGAGGTCAGCAGCGCCGGCTGCTTCGCCGCCAGGGCGAGGGCCTGCATGACGGCGCGCTCCTCCAAAGGCTTCTCGTCGGAGTCGTCGAAGCCGGAGGCTTCGCGCAGCGCCTCGTCGGAGATGGCGCCCGACTTGTGCAGGTTCAGCGCCTCCTCGGACCGGTTCGGGCGCGCCACGAGGGCCGAGACGTCGTAGCCGACGCTCAGGGTGCGCACCGCCTCCTCGGCCAGGCCCGCCGAGAGCAGGACCGGGCGCAGGTACTGACTCGTCAGCGCCTCGCAGATGAGGGCCAGGACCGGCTCGATGTGCGTGGTTACCGTGTCCTCCCGGGTGAGCCACGCGCCCCAGTGATTCATGGCGCCCGACCCGAGCAGCAGCTCCGGCGGGGCGTCCTGGGCCAGGGCCAGGCGGCGGATCGCCTCGTCGCGCAGGTCCCGGGCGCCGGAGTCCAGGGCCGAGGAGAAGGTGAGGTGGCTCACCTTGTCAGCAGCCTCATCCGGCACGGTCACGACGAGCGGCACGACGGCGGAGGCGTCGTCCCGGTTCTCGATCGGTCGCAGCATCGACTCCATGAGGGCGGAGACGAAGGGGTCGGGCTGGTCGTGGCCGTAGGCGTCGGCCGCGTCGGCGGCCAGGGCGGCCGAGGCCGACGAGGGGACCACGAGCAGGCCTGCGCCGGCTAGGCGGGAGTCGATCTGAGCACTGATGTGACGCGTCAGGCCGATCAGCTCGCGCAGGATCGGCAGGCAGGCTCGGGTGGGGCTGTCCGCCTCCCAGTAGCGGGCCGGGTGCGGGCGCCAGATCCGGATCATGTAGACCTCGTCGGTGGAGACCTCGACCGGGACGTGGGAGTCAGAGCCCAGGGACAGGCGCACACGGCCGGCGGCGGTGGGCGTGGGGGAAGCGACCGTAACGACCTCCGAGACGGCTAGCACACGCCACACGAGGTCGGCCAGGGCCGGGTCCGGGGAGGGGGCGGTGGCTGACGGGTCCGAGGGGTCCACGCCCGGCACGAGATGGGCGGGCACGCCGACCAGCCAGCCCTCGCCGGCCACGAACAGGTTCGTCGCCAGACGCTGAAGCATCTGGCCGAGGTCCTGCTGACTGGCTCCGAGGGCCGCGAGGACCGCCTCGGCCAGGGCGGCGGTCGGGCCGGTAGCGGTGTCGGCCACGTCGGTCGCCTCGTCGCGCAGGGACGAGTGTGGGCCGTCGGTCGGCTTGTGTCGGACGTAGAGGCGCGCCTGGCTCAGGCGGCCTGCCAGGGTCGAGGCGAGGAACCTCTCCTCACCGACCTCGTCGTAGGCCGCCCACGCCTCCGCCCGCGGAAACTTCGGCGTTTTGAAGTCCCTCGATGCGAACGACGTCCTGGAGATCTACAAGCTGGCCTATTGAGCGCCGCAGGTCCGCGCGGCCTTTCGGACGGCCAGCCGGCGGTATATTTCTCTACCAATGCTTTAATCTGCGGATATTGCTTCATGTTCGAGCCGAGCGACCAGCGGGCGGCACCATAGGTTAGGATTTTTTCAGCATCTTGCTGAGTGGGGTTGGCCGGCTTTTCATCAAGTAGCTCAGCATTATCGGCCACATAATCGACGATGCGGTACACGTATTCAGGCTGGCCAGTAGCGTAGAAGCTTGCCCAGTGGATGTCGAGAGTTACCGGCGCGAGATTCAAGCGTAAGAAGCTTTCTGCAGTCAGCGCGGGGGCGGACAATACTTCTTGGTACTCAGGAGGCAGATCAAGCTGACCAAGGCACTTTCTGCTATCTGGCGTACCGGAGAGTTGGAATATCAGAATAAGTTGGTTATTCGGATGCTGCTGTCGCAATTCTTGGCACCAAGCCATGGTTTGATCCGGATGTGTTGCCAAGATTTGTGCCGCCCAAACAGATAGGTTATTGAATGGACCGGGCTTAGCTCCGGGCGTGGTCATCATCGGATCGTTCAAACCTTGATGGAGAATGGCCAGCGCGCGCTTTAAACCCGGGTCTGGAGTTTGATAATACACGGGAACGGCATCGCTCCACGACCCCTCAAGCACCACGGGCGCGGAAACGGCTTGCACTTGGGTAGGTGCTTCAGCAACAGAAGCAGCAGGAATAGAGGCGACTGTCGGAGTAGGATGGTTATCTTGCGGCGAACAGGCACTTAAACCGATAGCTGCCAACAGAAGGGGAATCAGCTGGAGTTTGTACATATTGAATTCTTTGATAAAAGGGCAAAATAGTTTTTTAGCTTTGTAGAAACTTCGCCCACACCGTATGCAGCCTTCTTTTGAACTACATCCAAGCATTGTTTTCAGGTAGCCTGCGTGCCCGATTGATGCAACAGGCTACCTGAAAAACCTAACCGCGTTTAATCAAACTGCTTCTGGCCGTTGCGCACG